TGACCTGTGTTTATGCTAGAGGGACTACGACCTGTAGTCCATCTAGACCTATTCCTGTTGACCTTCCCCCACTAAACCCCTGCACCCCTTCCCCCACTACAGGGAAAGTAAACTTAAATCACAGAGAGAGAGATTTAAGGTAGCCTCAGCAGGGTTGTTTGAATGGGTAAACAAATGAACGTAATTTAGTCCGTGCTAACTTGCTGATAATCATAGAGTTATAAGGGTAGATGAAAAAAAAAGAAAAAAAACTTACAAAAATGTTTGGTAGTTAATTGAATTAGACTAAATTTGTACCTGAATTATTAATTAAATATTATTATTATGAAAAATCAAAATGACGTTTACGCTAGAATTAACGACCTAGTAATCGAAGGACTAACCAAGGAAGGAATGCAATGGTTCAAGCCTTGGAAAGGTGGACAAGAGAATGCACCTTTCAACCTACACACAAAGAGATACTACAATGGGTTTAATATCTTTATGTTGAACTTTGTAATGAGAACTGAAGGTTACGAACACAACCAATGGTTGACCTTCAAGCAAATCTCAGACAAGGGTGGTAAGGTTATCAAGGGTAGCAAATCAACTGAAGTTTACTTTTGGCAAATCGGATACTTCGACAACAAGACAGGAAAGTTTGTTCCTGCTAAAGAAGTTAAAAACATCAACCCTGCAGAACAATTTGAAGGTAAGGATAGATACAGAAAAACATTCTCTGTAAGATTTTACAAAGTGTTCAACGTAGCACAGACTGAAGGCATTGAGCCAATGATTAAAGAAGAGGTTGTAACTGATGTTGTGAACGAGCCAAATGAAGTTGCTGAGGCTCTAGTTAAAAACTATATCGAAAAGCAAAACGGACTTATGATTTTGCACAGAGAGAATAGTGCATACTACTCACCAACTAGAGATATAGTTAATATGCCAATGCTAGAAACATTTGTAGATGCTGATAGCTACTACAAAACTTTGTTTCACGAGTTAGCACATAGCACAGGTCACAAGTCAAGATTGAATCGTAAGTCAATGACTGAGATTTCACATTGGGGTGACAATACCTATGCTAAGGAAGAGTTGGTTGCTGAAATTAGTTCTTGGTACTTAGTCGGTCTGTTAGGACTTAATCCAAAGGACAATGAGGTTAACTCTCAAGCCTATATCAAAGGGTGGTGCAAGAGCCTTAAAGACAAGCCTAGTGAATGTGTGTTCGCTATGCAACAGGCAACGAAAGTTGTAGAGTACCTGCAGAAGTAATCTACAAAGAACTTCACACCAACCTCGTGTCAGCAACGGCACGGGGATTTGGTGGTAGAAACAATTATTAATTAAATCAATTTAAAATGAAAAGTAATTTAAAATTCCAAGACATTACTTGGAAAGACCATTCAGCTCTAGGTGAGCAAGGAACTCAAGGTAATTTAACCATTGGGAATTATGAACTATCAGTTGTTGCAGGTAAAGGTTTGTACTGCCAAAAAAATCCTGATAGAGATAGCTACAAACCAAACAATGCCTACGGCTACATATCTTTTGAAGTAGCAGTATTCAAAGATACTGATGATGATAGTCAAGAGATGACTAGCCAATTTTTCTACGGTGATTTTGATGATGGTGGAAACGGTGTTTTGGGTTGGAAATCTGAGTACCAAATCAATGAGTTAATCCAACGCATTGAGAACTCTTTGAAGACTATTAAAAAAGACTTCAACAATCCGTACCAAGTCAAAGAAGTAGCTGATGAATTTAAAGCTATCGAAAACGACCTGCCAAAAGAAGCATTAAGTAGAATCAGAGAATGTGCTGAGTCAGGTCTTGAATCTAACGAAGTTGAAGAGGCTAAGTATCAAGAATTTCTTGATGCAGGTTGGACTCAGGACAACTGCAGGATTGAAAAGAAAGAACGTGAAACAGAGCATAGTTTTATCATAGGTGATACCAAGTATATTATTACTGTATACAACTTTGATTTCTATGTGCAAGTTAAGTTCTTTGATTATGTAAACGATTGGAACGTAGCAACACCATATTTAAAATGGAAATGGACTACACCAAGAGATGCATACAGTAATGGTTGGAGAAGCCGTAAAAACGGCAAGTATACTAACTATTCAATCGTTGGTAGTGAAAGACAATACTCTGCCAAAGGATTACTTAAAAAGGTTAAAGAGGTTAACAAAGAAAGCCAATGGAACTTTGATGCATACATCAAACAAAGACAGTCTTATAACAAAGCTAAAGATATGTTAGAGCAAAAGTATCCTGATGCTACAGTTGTAAGAGGCTACAGTAGATACAACCATTCTTGGAGCAAGATTGACCTAGTGTTTAAATCAGGAAGCAAGTTAAAGTTTGATGTCTATGATTATGATGATAAGCTAGTCAGACTGTTAGAAGTTGAAGACAAGCATAAGTTATCATTTGATAATTGGGAAGGTTGGGCAGACCGATTTAACAAGCAATTCTTAAAAGGTAAAGTATGAAGTTAACTATAGCTAAAGCAATCCTTGGAGTCCCTGTGACTCTAGGGATTGGTATGGCTTTCGGATTGAAAGACCATACACCAATCTCAGAACAGAAAGAGATAGTACAACAAGTCATAGATAGTCTTGAGGTATGCGTTCATCCAATCGAAGTCAAAAAGGATACCATTGTCATTGTCAAGTATCGGCAATTGAATTGGGATGATTTTGTAGATGCTATGATTTGGAATGAGAGCCGAGGTAATGACTCTGCAGTTGGTGACAACGGCAAGGCAGTTGGTTGTCTTCAAATCCATAAAATTATGGTGAGAGAAGTCAACAGGATATTAAAAAGAAATAAGGTAGATAAGAGATATAGTTATAATGATAGATGGGATAGACAAAAGTCAATTGAGATGTTTGAAATTATGGCAGAGCAAGTTGACTGTTGTGAAGACCTATCATTTAGACAATACTGTGAGATAGTAGCTAGAAAATGGAACGGTGGAGGTCGTGGTCATAAAAAAGAATCCACGTTAGCTTATTGGCACAGGGTTGAACAAAGGATGAATGAAATAAATTTAGAAGTTTGTTTGGAATTGTAAAAGATTTAGACTATATTTGTACCAAGTTAAAATTAATCAAATGAAAGTAGCATTAGCAATAGAGTTTTTAAAAACAAAATCTTTAAACAGAAAACTCGCAGAAATGAAAGAAGTCAAGGAGTTAATCTTGATGCAGTCACAAGGTATGCTTAGTGACAAAGACATAGAGGAAGGTTGGACAAGAGAAGCCGACCTGCATATAAACATAGATGAGATATACTTTGACATAGATGGAATGAACTTCACCGATTGGTGTCTAAAACATTTCGAGGTAGGTATGTATAGTGATAAAAGTATTACTCTCTACGGACTTAAAACCTAGGTGTTAATTAATAATTCTAAGTGGGTGACCTAGCATCCCCACCAAGCTGACCTTGAGATAGTGGTCGGCTTTTGGTGGTACAATCAATTATTAATTAAAATTTATATTATGAAAAGAGTAAGTTTATTTATTCAAAAGAGTTTAATAACTCTAACTTCATTGTTCGTTTGGACAATGGTAATCCGATTATTAATCCACATTTTAATGAATGATGTGACCTTGTCTTTGCCAAGTGTTATTTCATATTCAATCGTGTGTTTGTTCATTGGCTTTTTAATGGTCGTGTCAGGCAGTCTTTTGGTTGATGTATTAAAATCTAAAGAACTTTAATTATGGGATACAGAAGTCAAGTTTACGTTGGAGTTCCACCAACAAAAGGTAAGGAGTTAGAAAGTTTTGAGTGGGAGTATGGAACAACACACAAATCCACCTCAACCTTTCTAGAATTATTTAAACCTGTCAAAAGAAATTGGGATGAGGGAATGTTTATTTATGTGGGTGATTGGCTCAAGTGGTATGAAGGATACAAGGATGTTATTGCCATCACAAACTTTGTACAAGAGTGCGAAGGTTTTATTGTAGCTATTGGTGAGGATGATGCAGTTCATTCAGCACTAGGAGATTACTACGAGTACATTGATATAAGAATGCAAATAGATATACTATGAGTTATAAAGTCACATTAGAATTTCAAACAGGTAGACCATCCTACGGCAAGAGCCGTGGGACTTGGTCAATGACTAAAGAGTTTAACGACCTTAGACATTGCAATAACTTTATTAAATATATAGAGAGAACAAAAGGCTATATGCTTGATGAGTTATTCTATGAAGGGGGTTATCCTTTCAATGAAGGAGATGACTATTGGACAATCGAAGATGACCAAATTGTATGGTCGTGTTGGGATGACCAATCCGAAAAGTTGTTTGACTCAAACAGAATTTACTTTACATCTTACAAGAGTGCTGAGAACTATCAGGAATCTATGAAGGGTGTAACAATTATTAATCTTAGAAATTAAATCAAATGAAAAAAATAGATATTGAAAGTGCCAAGGCTTTTATGGAAGCTAGAAAATTTAAGAGCAGTAATACAGAGGTTGTGGTACTACCTAACGTAACTGTATTAAAGCTATTCGGAAATGAAATAGCATATAGATATAATTGTCCTGACAAAGTTTTGTCAATCACAAATTGTGGTTACCAAACTATGACAACTAAAGCTAGATTAAATGCCATACTATCCCACTATGATAGTTATATATATCAAAGAAAAGGTAAGTGGTTTTTAGGCTTGGGTGGCTCTGAGTTTGAGTGGGATGGTGAACTTATTGATGTTAATATGCTACAAAATAAATATATTTGTGGTAGTTGTGGTGAGTATACCAATCAATATGTGTACTCTGAGGAAAGAGATATAGATGAATGTCCAACCTGTTATGACCTAAACTCTCAGATGTTTATTGGCTCAACAAGAAAATCTATGAGCATATGATAACACTAGAACAAATAAAGAACATAGTATCTGATATAAAATCAGATGACTCTTGGGTGAACGATAGTCACACAGGTGCAGAGTACCGAGGTGTCTGCAATGGATTAAGTATGTTGGTAAAACACCTTGAAGAAATTGAATGTGATGAGTGTAAAAAGGATGAGGTCGAATGGCTAAATTACTTTGTTGATTACGTTCAGGATACTAATCAAAATTGTTATAACAATGCGTGTGAATACGCAGATAAAATGCAAGAAGATGAGTGAAATTATTATAACACAGAAAGACCACTTTGTTTTTCTTGATGTAACTAGAAAATGTAAGACATCAATTGGAGCAATGGAGATGAACATAGCACACGAGTTATATGCTATTGATGAAAAGGAAGCTGAGTTTCTTATTGAAGATACAGATGTGATACCAAGCCTAATAAAACAGGGGTACAAAATCGTTATTGAAGTAGGACATCTTCCAAAAAAATACCACCCAAAAGACTGTTGGAAAGATACAGAAAAAGAAATGATAGGTGGGTATTGGTACGTTAGAATAGCTGATGTAAATTAGGTTAAGTCTAATAAAATTATTATTTTAGTATAAATTAAAAACAGATTTTTTATGAAAAATTTATTGCACATTCAGAGAGAACATCTACTGATGTTAAAGATGGAACAAGGCTCAGATAATAAAGAAGCCATCCAAAAAATTCAACAAGCATATGATACGGGTAAGTACGGAGCAAAAGAGTACAAGACCACAAGAGAAAAACTAAAAAGGGATGAGTTCCTTGAAAGGTTTGCTAACCCACCAAAAATACACGAAGATTGTATTGAAGTATATACATACTTAGGTGGAATGTTCATCCAAATAATTAAGGATGGGAAAGAAAAGAAACACTATTGGGATAATAATGATGACAATTCTAAAATGATGAAGTCATTAGCATCATTAGAAAAACATATGTGTGAAGTAATCTTTGATAGTTCTTATTAATATGAAAAGTACAGAAGAATTAATCAAGGAAGTTGGTAGAGAAGTAGTAATGCTTTTGCTAGAAAAAAACAAAGCCTATGGTGATACTGCTAATCAACCACCAAAAATATTTTCCAAACTCTCAGCAAAGGAGGGTATACTAGCTAGGATAGATGACAAGTTAAGCAGGATAAAAACTGTAGGTCTGAACGACAAGACAGAAGATACCCTGCTAGATTTAATAGGTTATCTTATTTTATATAGAGTGCAAGACAAAAAAGAAATTGCACAAAATTTGGAAAAGAATAAGAAATAAATTATCTTTGCAGTCAATCAATTAAAATCAAATATATGTCAAAAATGAAGCAAGTGTTCCAAGAGGAACGAGAAAAAAGTGCAGACCAAGATGGACTCTTGGATGCAGATTGGGAGTTGCAGGTTAGGACTGTACACAATCAACAACGTCAAGTGTTAAATGAAATCTTTGAATCGTGGGGAGAAATCTTCGGAGTCAAGGATGTAAAATCTAAATCAAATGAAGACGAAAATTTTTAATCTATATGTGGACAAGGTATGTTTCATCTTTGGAATAGATAAAGAGATGCTATTTACAAAGACCAAACGTAGAGATGTAGTAGATGCAAGACATTTACTTTACTACCTGTGTTCAGAAAGACCAATGCGATTAGTATACATTCAAGAGTATATGGCTGAGAACGGATATGATATTAATCATAGTTCAATTCACCACGGAATCGCACAAGTAAAAGAAAAGCTACAAACTGATAAAGATTATATCGAAACTCTAGAGTCAATTACAAATGAAGTATAGTCTTGAAGAAATATTTCAGCAGTCAAAAATAGATGACTATGCTATAGCTTTAGATGGAGATGGATATGAATCAAGAATGGTTTATGGAATCAAGATTGTCCGTGACAACGAAACTAAAGAAATCCAACTATTAAATACTATGGTGGGTGGTGATTACTACAAGGTAGTACCCAAAGACCAAGTAAAAGTTTTTTTAGAAAAAGGTTGGAGGAATGGAGTTTATGTCGTAGCTTTGTCTAACTATCGTTCAAAACTAATTCTTATAGAACAGAAGATACACAAGGTGATGAACGGAAATAAATCTGAGAAACAAATCAAGGCTCTGCAAAGTCAGAGGACTAGAATTATGAATCAGTATAGTGAAATCAATCAGAAGTTTAATCAATTAAATTCAAATTAAAATGGCAACAAAGTCAACAACTACAACAAGGAAGAAGCAGACTACCTTTGAGAAGCTATCTGCTATCAACGTAAACAAGTACGTTGAAAAAAAGAATGGACTCACCTACCTATCTTGGGCATATGCGTGGGCAGAAACTAAGAAGCATTGTCCTGATGCTAGATATGAAATCTTAGAAACTCAGTATGATGATGCTACAGGTTTTATGTGTCACACACAAGTAACTATTGAAGGGGAAACTCTAGCAATGTGGTTGCCTGTAATGGATAGTAAGAATCAGGCAATGAAAAAGCAAATGTATTCTTACACTACAAGGTATGGTGAGAAGCAAGTTGCACAAGCAACTACTACAGACATCAACAAAACTATTATGAGATGTCTAACTAAGAACTTGGCAATGTTCGGACTAGGTATTTATATCTATGCAGGAGAAGATATGCCAATGGAAGAGTCACAAGAAACTAAGCCTGTTTCAACAAACGGTAAGCCAACATTAGAAGTTGGTGATACTAAGTGGGATGCAATGGCTAAGTTCTGTACAGAAAACAAAGCACTTGGCTACAAGAAACTTTGTGATAAGATTGGAACTAAGTATACTCTTAGTGCAGGTGTAAAGAATGAAATCAAAAACCTAATCAAATGAAAGAGGTAATAGATAAACTAAAAGATGATGCACAATACTATGGTGCATTCGGTAAGCAGTATCTATCCAATTCAGATATAGGTGTACTACTTAATAATCCTAGAGAGTTTAGACAACCACAGGATGATAACGTAAACTTTCATAAAGGAAGATACTTTCATCAACTAATTCTTGAGCCTGAGAAAGCAAAGGAAACTAAGTTCATTGAAGTGTCATCTAGAAATACAAAGGCTTATAAAGAACAAGCAACAAACGGAATCATTATGCTTCGCAAAGAAGGTATTGAAATCGAAGAGTGTGTTCAAGCTATGATGGGTAACCTTCCATTCTTTGAAGGAATCCGTGAAGAAGGTAGTGAGTATGAAGTACCTGCTATCAAAGAGATACACGGAATAACTTGGAAAGGTAAAGCTGATATTGTTTGTCCAAATCAATTGATTGATTTGAAAACAACAGGTTCAATCTCTGATTTTAAATGGTCAGCAAGGAAGTATAATTATGATAGTCAATGTTATATCTATCAGCAGTTGTTCGGTAAACCTTTAGTATTCTATGTGGTTGATAAAACATCTAAGCAACTAGGTATATTCAGACCATCACAAGACTTCATTGATAGAGGTGAACAGAAAGTAATTAAAGCAATTGAAGTGTATAACAATTTCTTTGGAGAGAATCCTAAGTATGATATAGATGAATATTATGTGGAGGAAATTCTTTAACATTAAAAAACGCAATGTTTTATGGTTCCAAGTTCCAATGAACTGTAAGACTCGCAGAGAAAAGGAATACCTTATCTCAGATATAATTAATAAATTGGAGCAACAAATTAAAATCAAGTAAAATGGCAGAAGAAAAAATCTTTGCAGATGGTTTCTCGTTTAAGAGAAACGACAACGCACCCGATTTCGTGGTGGGTAAGATGTCCATTAAGATGGATGAAGCAGTAGCTTTCATTAAAGCTAATGCAAAAAACGGATGGGTAAACCTAGACATCAAACAAGCAAAAGGAGGCAACTACTATTGCGAGTTGGATACTTGGGAAGCCAAACCAAAGGCACAACCAAAAGCTGAACCTGTTGTACAAGCAGATACATCTAGTGGTGAAGACCTACCGTTCTAATAATTGTTTGTGTGTGAATAAGGGGGGAGGATTTACCTTCCCCTTTTTTTACCCAACCAATGTTAATAATATTGTTGACATATATAATAATAATATACTTTATATATATTTTTTTTCTTCCTGTATTACGAGAAAAAAATCAGCATAATCGTCATAAGACTGATAATCAATAAGTTATAAAATCAAAATCAACATAAAATCGACATAAAAATGACATCAAAAGTAACAATCTTTCAAAGTATAAAGGATACGGATACTCCGTTTCATAGAGAGGTTGGTGTTATTCTTGAGAGAATAAAGAACGGCTCATCTAAAAGATTGGTCAAGAACATTCGTACTACAAAAGACAAGAACGAAAGAAACGAACTCAAGAAAAAACTACCTGCACTATGTTTCTCAGGTGTATTTAATAAAAGAAAAGACTCAGCTTTGGTTGAGCATTCAGGTCTAATCTGTTTAGACTTTGATGGGTATGAAAAGAAAAAGTTATTACTTGAACACAAGGAGAAACTTACCAAAGACTCTTACATCTTTTCAGTATTCATCTCACCATCAGGTAATGGATTAAAGGTATTAGTTAAGATACCTGCCGACCCTGATAACCACGTTAACTATTTTAATTCACTTGAAAAATATTTTGACTCACCTTACTTCGATAAGATGTGTAAGAATGTTTCAAGAGTTTGTTATGAATCGTATGACCCACTACTCTATGTTAATGAGAACTCAAAGTTGTGGGATACTATATCAGAAAAAGAATACCAAGAGATAAACGCATTCCAAGATGCACCCACTATTCCAATCACGGATGAAAACAAAGTTGTTGATATACTTGTGAAGTGGTGGAGCAAGAAGTATCCAATGGTTGAAGGTCAGAGAAATCAAAACTGTTTTGTTTTGGCTATGGCATTCAATGACTATGGAATCAATAAGTCTTTAGCAGGATATGTTTTAAATAACTATGCAACTAAAGATTTTAATCAGGCTGAGATTACTAGAACAATTGAATCAGCATATGCAAATACTCAGAACTTTGGTACAAAGTATTATGAGGATGATGAGAAAGTTCAATCAATCAAAGACAAGATTAGGAGGGGTGTATCAAAAAAAGAAATACGTCATCAATTAAGCGAGGCAGGTATTGATGGCGAAGCTATTACATCTGTCATTACTAGAATTGAAAAGGAACAATCGAAACAAACCTTTTGGGAAAAGAATGAGAAGGGAACAATAAAGATTATTCACTACTCATTTAAAAAGTTTCTAGAAGAGAATGGCTTTTACAAGTATTGTCCTGAAGGTGGTAAGAACTATGTCTTTGTCAAGGTAACCAACAACCTTATTGACCACACATCTGAAAAAGAAATAAAAGACTTTATACTTAACTATCTACAAGAGGTAGATGACTTGAGTATCTACAACCACTTTGCAGACCACGTTAGATACTTTCGTGAAGAGTTTCTTACCTTACTATCAACGATTGATATTTACTTCATTGAGGATACTAAAGACTCAGCTTATCTGTACTATCAAAACTGTGCAGTAAGAATTACGAAGGACATCATTGAACCAATTGATTATCTAGACCTAGGTGGGTATGTTTGGAAAGACCATATCATACCAAGGAAGTTTAAAGTATGTGATGATTATCAATGTGACTTCTCAAAGTTCATTGGAAATATTTGTGGGAATGATGAATCAAGAATTAAAACTCTTGAATCTACCATTGGATTTATGATGCACGGATACAAGAACCTCAGCTATTGTCCTGCAGTTATTTTAAATGATGAAGTAATCTCTGACAATCCTGAAGGAGGAACAGGTAAAGGTTTGTTTATGAATGCTCTGTCACAAATGAAGAAGCTAGTAGTTATTGATGGTAAAGCATTCGCATTTGAGAAATCATTTCCATATCAATTAGTTTCTGCTGATACACAAATACTTTGCTTTGATGATGTCAAGAAACATTTTGATTTTGAAAGACTGTTTAGTGTAGTGACTGAAGGTTTAACTCTTGAGAAGAAAAACAAAGATGCTATCAAGATACCATTCAGTAAGTCACCCAAGATTGGAATCACAACTAACTATGCTATTAAAGGTTCAGGTAATTCTTTTGCTCGTAGAAAATGGGAGATTGAATTACATCAATACTATACCAAAACTTATACACCAATGGATGAGTTTGGTAGGCACTTCTTTGCAGAGTGGGATGAAGATGAATGGTGTTTGTTCGACAACTTTATGACATCCTGTTTACAGGATTACCTCAGCACAGGATTAGTGAAGAGTAAGTTTGTCAACCTACAAATCAGACAACTATCTGCAGAAACCTCACACGATTTTATTGAGTGGTGTGGACTTGTACAAGGACATAAGAAAAACGAGAGCCTTAAAATAAATACAAGACTTGTAAAGCAAGACTTATACTTTGAGTTCATAGCTGAGTATCCTGACTATGGACCAAAGGCTAAGATGACCATAAGTCGAACTAGGTTTTACAGATGGTTGGTTGCCTATGCAGTACACCTCACAGGAATTAAACCTGAAGAGGGTAGAGATATGACAGGAAGATGGATAAGAATCAGACCGAAGCACGAAGCTGAGATACAATCAAACTTAGATATATGATGCGAGAATTTAACGAGGATACCTTACACATAGCTATGGTAAATTCATTTAACATAATCATTTTAGATTATGATTGGGAAGAAATTATAGATGGTAGGTATCCTTACTTCGCACATAATATTGCTAAGAGAAAACCGAATAGAAAAGAATTAGATAATATATTAACCTACTTCATTGGAGTAGAAGACTACGAAAAATGTATAGCCATAAAAACATACATAGAGGAGCAGGGGTAATCGAAAGAACTCCCGGTTATTCAAACGAACAGATGTATAAGCAATGCAAACTGTTTTATGATATTGTTTTTAAAACTGAATTGGTTAAGCAGGGCAGAGGAAAGAATGCTAAGATGGTAGAAAGAAGAGTCTATGAATCAGAAAGCATTATAGAAGATAGAGCCATCAGTAGTTTAAAATACTATAAAGACAAAATGGATAATGATACCACTATTAAGTTTAGAGAATACCAAAGACAGATTATTGTAAAAGGCTCTGAGATATTACTGACAAAAGATTTTCTATATCTAGCAATGGAAGTTAGGACAGGCAAAACATTAACGAGTCTAGGCATTGCAAACCTTTTAAATAAAAAGAATGTTCTGTTTGTTTCAAAGAAGAAAGCATTGAGTAGTATTAATGATGACTACCTTGCATTGAAACCTGATTACGATATTGAGATTATAAACTATGAATCTCTGCACAAACTTGAAGATACTAGCTTCGACTTAATTATATTAGATGAAGCACATAGTATGGGTGCGTTCCCTAAGCCAAGCAAAAGAGCAAAGCAAGTTAGGGAACTGATTAAGAAGTCGGGAGCAATGGTTATCCTTTTATCAGGAACACCTACTCCCGAATCTTATTCACAGATGTATCATCAGGTATATGGTATACCTAATAATCCTTTCAAGAACTATGTGAACTTTTATAAGTTTTCTAAAGACTATGTGAAGGTCAAGCAAAAGAAAATTAATTCTCTTTATATAAATGATTATCACGATGGACTACCGACCATACTTGATGAGATGAAACCGTATACCATTGCTTACTCACAGAAGGAAGCAGGGTTTAAAGTTGATACCAAAGAACATATACTTGAGGTAGAACTTGAGCCGATTACATACAAGATTACGGCTCAACTAAAAAGAGATAGAGTTGTAGAGGGGAAGGATGAAGTAATACTTGGTGATACTCCGGTGAAGCTTATGATGAAACTACATCAACTGTATTCAGGAACTGTAAAGTTTGAGTCAGGTAATTCAACTATACTAGATTTATCAAAAGCTAAATTTATTAAAGAAAAATTTGCAGGTAAAAAGATTGGAATCTTTTACAAGTTTAAAGAAGAACTCAAGGCTTTATTAGAAGTTTTTGGTAAAGATAATTTAGCTACAGAACTCAAAGACTTTGATACCACAAGTAAGTCTATAGCCTTACAAATTGTATCAGGTCGTGAAGGTATATCCTTACGAAAAGCAGATGCACTTGTATATTATAATATAGATTTTTCTGCTACATCTTATTGGCAGAGCAGGGATAGGATGACAACTAAAGAAAGATTAGAGTCTGATGTATATTGGATTTTCTCGAAGGGGGGAATAGAAAAAGATATATATAAAGCAGTAACCAAGAAGAAGGACTATACTGTCAATCACTTCAAAAAGGATTTGTTATCTTTGTGATATGAGGTTTGTTAAGTTTTTACTTATTTGGATTAGTCAAAATTTAGCCATACCTTTTTGGGTGGTAGGACATATTCACTTGTCCATACATAATTTTCACGACCTATATGAAGTTATATGTTCAGTAGGTTTAAACATAGTAGTAGCAATTGGATTTATATTAGATTACTTAAATGACAGAACAACAAATACAGACGAAAAGAATTAAAGAACTAGAGTCTGAAGGTTATTATGTAATCAAATTAATAAAGACAAACAAGAATGGCATACCCGACATTATAGCTATACCACCTAATTCTAATGTAATCTTTAGTGAGGTTAAAACACCCAAGGGTAAGGTGTCTAAACTTCAAGAGTATAGATTAAAAGAATTAGATGAATATGGATTTAGAACTGAAGTATATAGAGGATAAGTTTCTCTATGAAATAGATGAGTATTTCTTCTCTGCGTTAGATAGTTTTACTCTTGATGAAGCTTCGATGATGGTGGGTCAGGTCTTAGCAATATTAACGGAACTTCCTGACAAACAGGGATGGAGTCAAGAAGTTGCAGGTGTAATTAAAACCACAATAAAAACAGAAGACCCTTTGTTTTTTAAGGTTGAATACTTAAAAGAAGAAGGTCACATCCCTATATTAGTAGACATAAATGAAATAGAAGTAGATGAATATCTAGACTTTATAATAGAAAACAAATCAATCAAATCCTACGTCAATGAACAACGAATTAGAAACCTTATATCTGAAGGAGGAACAGTTCCAACACCTGAAGACAATCATCAAGACTCTCCTCGGAGTTGATGTACAACGAGATAGAACTCGTGTGCAACACACAGTAAACGCAAAGATTATTTATGCCAACGTACTCAGAGAAGTTGGGTATGGTTGTAGTGTAATTGCACGTTCAATTAATATGAATCACGCAACTATCTTACACTACTTCAGAAACCTAGATGGGTATATAAAAACAGATGTAATCCTTCGTAATAACTACGAGAGAATCAAGTCAGAGTTTAATAAAGAATATGACCCTGTATATTATTTGTCAGAAAATGAACTAAAAAAAGAAGTTTTTTCTTTGAGAATTAAAAATAAAGATTTATCTTCGGAATTAGAAGAGGTCAAGGAATCCCTTGCACAGTACAGAAACAAAGAGAATCGTTTCAAAGACATCTTCAAAATGGTTGAAGACAGAACCAAAGAAGGAAAAGAACAGGAAGTTTTAAAGAAGTTAAATCATATGTACAATGGTATATAATCAAGAGGCAATAGATAAAGTAATCGGATACAAGAGTTGGACTGAGAAAAGAAAGCAGGACAGACTCTTGGAAATGGATTGTTCTATGTATGCCCACCTCGGTATTGACTCTACTAAAAAAGATAGAGAAGAGGTTAAGAAAGCTTCGAGAAAAATTTATACTGCAATCAAATCAATAAATCATAACTTAGGAGTTTCATTCCTGCAATCAATGGATAACGAGAAAACAAGAGAATAAACCTATGCCACAAGAGCCGTCAGCCTATGACAAAGAACGAATTGCTCACATCAATTATTTGATGGATAACATTCACGGCTCTACATCTGAAATATATGAAGCATTAGTTGACAGGGATTTTCCCACTCTCAAAGTTGAAATAAAAAAACTAATGTCATCCCTAAAGGACATTTTAGAATCTACAGAGGATGACATATGAATACGAAGAGATTGCTAATGAGCAGCAGCTATTTAATTTTATCAATAAGCATTTTATAAAAGACTTAAAACCAAGTGAACTTCCAACCTCAAGGTTTGATTGTTACTCGGAAAAATATAAGTTGGATATTGAGTTAAAGTGTAGAAGAAAACACTACGATGAATTAATAATTGAAAGAGGTAAGTATGATGCATTGATGCATCGTTGTGAAGTGAATGGTTCTAGACCTGTTTATATAAACTCCACACCTAAAGGTATATGGGGTTTTTATTTGGACAAGCATAAGCTAGAATGGGAACACAAGGACTTACCAAAGCAAACAGACTTTAGCGACAGGCAAACAATATCAAAAGAGATAGGGTATCTTGATACCACAAAGGGAATAAACTTACTTTCCCTTCTTCCTATTTTTCCTCTTTGATTTACTTAGCTTAGAAAACTTTTTGAATCCATCAGTTGCGTAGTATAGCTTTACTTGTTTATCAGTAAATACTTTACCACTTGGACTTACGTTTTTATTTGGACCTACTTTCTTGAATGGCATATTACTTTCCTCCTAATTTATTTTTTGAACCTAACCTACTTTTTTTATTTCTTTTGCTTCCACCTAGACTATTACCTGAACCAAGAAGTGAACTTTTCTTTTTACCTCTCTGCTCTTGCTCAAACTCTTTATCTAGTTTGTCTAGCATTTTTTGATACTCTTCAGCACTATTCTTAGAACTTTTACTTGAACCTTTTTTCTTTGGACCTTCTATCTGATAGTTAGAATAATTTAAAAGTCTAAGAATCAATTTACCTAGGTCAGCCTCATTACCTAACTGCGAATAGTTATCAAAGAACTTAGCAATAGTTGGCATAGGTAGTCCTGTAAGAGTAGCTAGTTCTAGATAAGCATCTCTATATGCTTTTGCTTTCTTCTCCTCATCCTTGAACTTACCTGCTCTCATAAAGTCCCTAGCAATACCATTCGCAATTTGTATAATACCAACTGTCTTTGCTTGACTACCTGCCCAAGGCTTATCTTGGAATGCATCTGCTGCAGTTTGTACAACTTCACCAATTATAAATAATGCATTTAGGTTACCAATGATTCCTGCTCTTAACAAATCCTCATCATCATCATCTCTCCAACCTCTTAATATTCCCGGTAATCCCATTGATACATATTGGAAAAGGGTTGGCATAAAAATGTGATACATCATAAATGTTCTAACATTTTCTGCAATAGTACCCTTGTAAGCCTGACCGGACATTGCTCGGTACAGGTTTCTTATGCCTATGATTTCCTTTCTTAAATACTGTTTAGGTGTAGTTAAGAACATATTCATTGCTCTTGTGATTGGGTCACCTGTTTGTAAATAATCTTTATCCTGTAAATCTGCAGATTGCTGAGTTCTTTTTGTATCCTTTTCAAATTTTCTAATAGCTATGTCAATAGCTTCTTGCTCAGACTTGCCTTGTTTTAAAGCTTGTGCTTTGTAGTATGAGTAGTTTGGAAGACCACCTAACATAATTGCACCTCTATCACCAAGCTTTGTTGTATACATTGCAAAGTTTACCAACCAATCTTTTGTAGGTCTAGGAACAAACTCTTTCATCTTAGCATCAGTATAAGTTTCGATTGCTCTCATAATGCTTTGATTGTTTCTGTCTTTCATATACACAGAATTTTCCGTGACCTCTTTCCAAACCTTTAGTTGTTGAGTTTTATTTTTTGCTGCATACAATAACCAATTCTTAATCCCAATATCATTAGCATATGTAAATGTAGATGTTAACTGCTTGATTGTAATAACAGGACTTAATGCAAGTCTAGACAGAATGAATACATTGTTCATTCCATTAATAATTTTTGCTCTGATACCTGATTGCTGACCCTGAGATGCTACCTTCTGAATCATATCTTTTACAAAGGTATATATTTCAGAACCGTGTATATCTGTAATAGCATTCTTTACATAATCATTAGAGAAAAACTTATCCATATCTCTAATGGCTTCACCATAAGCTGCAAAGTATTCCATATCGTTGATGTATGTATTTAAAACATCCATCATATTCATAGCTTGAATAGGAAGATTACTATTCTGTCTAACCTTTGTAGCACCTGCACCTACTGCAGTCTTGTACATATTACCTTGACCAAGTAAGTTGATAACATCAATCTCACTTTCAGGAACACCATCTCTATAAATGGTTCCTGCATAAAACTTATTCCAAGGAAGGTCAGTTCTGTACAACTTCTTGTACGTTTTATTATATTCCTCATACAATGCAGGATATAGTACATCAACTTGCCAATCAGCAACCTCTTTTACTTTAGGGTCTAATTGTGCTTCAAGTTCTTTCATTACTCTATCAGCATTTGCTTCGTTTGCTCTTTGCTTACGTTTCTTTTCTGCAGCAGAATCATCTTTATTAATTACCTCAACTCCCCACATCTTTGGATTAGCAAATGATGCTCGGTTTGCAGGGTCTTTATACATATTATATAGGTATGCAATTTGGTCTTGACTTATTGGTTCAAGCATAATACCATCGTGCAATTCGATACCTAAATCTTTTTGGATTCTGTTTTCCCTAGAAACTTTCTTCCAATTTTTACCGTAAGTTTCATACAGATAACCTGCAATGATTGATTCAACCTCCATCATTCTCATCTTGAATCTTCTAGATGACTCATCAATTCTTTCGGTAAACATTTCGTTTAGTCTACCACCAAACATTTCACCCGGAAGTTTATCTATCCTGTCCATCAAACCATCCATAGCTTCAGCACTACCAAATGTGTAGTTGCCAATCTTGGTAAACATATTAGAGAAGAATCTTCTTACTACGTTCTGTGTAGCTTTCTTTCTTTTGAGGTCTGCTGCTCTTTTCTTTTTTCTGTTGTTCAGTTGTGTTTTAGCATCAGGGTCAGACATNNCATATCAACCTTGTCGCCTGTGATAGCCTCATACCCCTGCTCAAATTGTTCGTTGTAATATTGGTGTTGTCTTAAAAGTTCTTCTTGAAGTAATGACCTACCGAAAGTAATCATCTCTTCAAGTGTTGCATAAATACCATCTAACTCTGTAACCTTGTTTGGATTAGAGTTCTCCATTAGCATTGAATTATTATATTGCATAGCTAATTGAAGGTCAACCATTTCCTCTCTTTGTTCTACAGTCTGTTGTGATTCTTGAGCCAACTCATTGAACCTATCTAAAAGCTTCATATTAACTTCACCTATTTGCTCGGCAGTAGCCTTTGGTCCAACAAGGTTTGACTTTATTTTATCTATTCTTTTTCTAACCTCATCAACAATCTTTTTTGGTTTGAGTCTTCCGTTCTCAACTGCTTGATACTTACCATTAAGAACACCATCAATCTTTTTCTGTAGTGATTTGATATTTGTTTCAATAACAAAGTCTGTTACTTCCTGAAGAATGTTTTCAATATTCTTTTCAGTAGCTTTGTTTACTTTATCAATCAACTTTATTACTTCTCCTTTAGAATATAATTCTTTAGGCAAAGATTTACGAATGAAGTTTCTTACTTCGGTCTTTATCTTTTGTAAGTCTTTTGCACCTTTTCTTCTTTGACGTAAGAACAATCTAGCTTGAGCAATCTTTTGACCTAAGTTTTGTGATGGTCTAATACCAAGAGTATTTTGTAAATCACTAAGCATTTGTGCTTGTTGTGTTGATATACCTTTTGTTTTAGCATCAGCTTCAGCTATGTATTCTTTCTGCTGCTCTAAGAACTCAATGGTCTTATCAAGTATCTGTTGTTCAGATAATTTATTTTTTCTTCTGTTGTTACTCTTCTGAAGTTTTTTTCTGTAAGCATCTACCTTTTGATACAATGCCAATCCTACCTGAGCACCACCTTTGACATTACCAAAACTCCTTGGCATCTTATCAAACAAGTCTACATCTAAAGCCATCAATTGGTTTACAAGCTTGGCAGGAAACTTCTTTACTCTAACTAAGAAGTCTTTAATCACATCATCTCTAAAGTTATTTCTTCTAGCTTCTAAGATGTATGATTCAATATCTTTTTGTTGTCTACCTTTATTCTTATAAGGATTAATCTTGTAGCCTCTTGAGTTTGTCAGGTAGTACGAACCACCTCTTCCGTATTGGTCAATCCTAGATTGTTTAACACCAATGCCCGGTGGCAATTCTTTTTTTAATCTATATAAGTCTACTTGCTTTGGAAAGAAACCGTAGATATTCATATTATAATATCTTGCTATTTCCTCAACTGACTTTTGTTGTCTTCCCTTTGGTTTAGATTGTGTATCATCTATCTTCTCAACGATGATACCTCTATTACCAAAAGTATTTTTCTTATATACATTTACTTTATCTCCAAGCAAATCTTGTACATACTCTACAAGTTCATTACCATCAAAACCTTTTTGGTATACATCTACTACTTCTCCACCTTTTTTTCTTTTGATGATATAGCTTTTGTCTTCAGGACCTTTTTCAAAGTTTTTAGCATTTGCAATATCACCCTTGAATCCTCGTGAACTAATTACTGCAACACCACCCGGCTTTAGGTTTTCATATATATCCTCTACAATAAAATCTCTTACATCTTTTGGTACAACATTAAGTACATTCAATGATACAATAGCATCGTATTGTTTATTAATATCACTAGCCTTGGTATATGTTACAGGCTTTTTACCTTTCCATCTTTCAGGATTTAGTTCGTATGAATCAACTTCGGTTCCTAATACTTCTGACATTGCATCAGTACCAAGACCAAGACCTGCACCATAATCTAACACTTCACCTTCAATATCAAGGTCGTTAACTATGTTTGCAGCTTTGACATAACTACCTGTGGTGGTAGCTACCTGTGTAGTACCTGAAGACTTAGATAAAGCATTATCTATTTTTTGTTGTCTTTGTTTTCTTGACTCAACATTTTTTACTCCTGAACCATAAGGTGCTACCTTTTGAGATACGGTTGCTTTCGTTGGTTTAGCAATTGACTTTCTCATAGATTCAGGCATAATATCAAATGCATCAATCTTAGTATCCGGAACACCAACTACCTCACCTAAAATAGTATTTTCATAAGTCGAATGATTAGAGCCTTCCTGTACTCCTGTTGGTTTTAATACCATCATTATATCATTCTGCTCAAAATTATTCTCTTTATAGAAACCATCTCTAAAAGTGTTTGGGTCAATGTACCCACCAAGACCCTTAATAAATGAATGGTATTTTGTGTTAGGGGTATTCTCAGTTTCTAGTTGTGCAATCAAAAACTTTTTTCTACCTGTACCTATTCTTTGTCTTGATAATCTATATTCCTGTATTTGTTTTGCAGAAGGATTTTTTATTCCTGATTTTATTAATTCAGCTTTTGCATTCTTTGTGGTTGGTATAAAGTCAGTTGAAGAATCATCTCTTAAACTTTCCCAACTATCGTGTGCCTCTAAGACTTCTCTGATTGCTTTCTTTGGTTTAGTAGCCAATGCTTCTTCTTTGAATATTTTAAAATCTCCAAGAGGTGCAACATACTTATCATACACCTTTTTATTGAAGAGCATACTTTTTTGTGGAGAGCCACTTATAATAAATATATATTCAGCCTGTTCAATGTTTGCTTCTATTTGATTTACAGGCATACTACTTGCCCAAATTTTTCCTTCCTCTTGTAAAGCAAAACTTGGACCTGCATCAATATCCATCTCTGCATCTAATCCAAGTTGGTCGGCTACCCAAAACCACACTTGTTGTTTATTATCAACAACCTCATCAATTAATGCATCAATATCAATTTTATTTGCTGAATTAACTAATGATAGTGGATATGAATCCTTGAACTCTAACTTTTGTTGTTTCCCTTTTGGTCTTACAATTGTAGTTGGATTACCAATAGGATTAGTACCATTGTCTAGTTCTTCTAATGTAGCAATATCAGACTCTTCAATAACTTCACCTGTTCTAGTCTTTCTTGATATTACATTTAATAGGTCAATAACATCAGCATCTTTTGCACCAAAGTCACTACCTATATCAATACCAAACTTTCTAGCAATACCTTTTAAGAACTCTATAATTACATTCTTAGATGGTTTATCAAGTTGTCTGTATTCAGAAGAAAGAATACCAACTAATTCAGCTAGTCTTTCTTCATTTTGAAACTCACCTTCATAGCCTTGAGCAAATGCTTCAATCCTTTGTCCAAGTGCACTATCTTTTGGTACAACTTTTTGTACAGATAATACCATTTGTTCTGCTGCTCTTGCAATGGCAGGGTCAGTCTTAACCTTTTCCATTAAGACTGCGTGGAATATTTCGTGTGGTACTGTAGTCTTTGTAGCCTTAGATAAGTTGATATGAATAGTGGTATTGTCAGGGTTATACTCTGCTCTACCATCACCAAGCTTTGCGTATTTTAAATACTGCTCATTAGTTTCGTGCATAACGATTCTAACTTTAGGCAATACTTTTGCAATAGCTTTTGCTCCAAGGTCAGCAATTTTAATTACACTACTTCTAAATGGATTGGTATTTTTAGAACCATCCTCACTTCTATTTAAAGCAATATTCTGTCCTTTAACCTCAGAACTTTCTTCTGTTTCATTGAAGAAAGAATCAATATCACTTTGCTCTTCAACTGTTACATTACCCGGTGCTTGAGTAGATTGTTCTGCAACTACTTCACCTTCTGTGAAGTCACTAATATTTTGCTCGGAAGTTTTTTCTTTTTGTTGTTGTGTGGCTACCTCACCTACGATTGCTGCTAGTCTATCATTAACTCTGTTTAATAAATCTTGTTTTGGTTTTGACAACACATCATCTTCCGATTTGATTTGTGCTTCAAGAGATTCTTTTTGAAAGATTAATTGTAATGCCTCTTTCTTTTGTTGTGTATTATATTCACTAGGTATTCTTGGTAATATGCCTTGTAGTTTTTCAACTAATGCTAACTCCTTCTGTGCTGCAGCTTTAGTCTTAGGGTCTTTTGTATTAGCAATTTGTTGTTTGAGTTTTGTAACATACATCTTACTGTAGTTAGCATCCTTAGACATTGCTTCAAAAACTTTAAATACATTATCATCTAGACTTTGTATTTGCAATCCTGATACTGCATTAGAAACTGCACCCGGTGTACCTAATATGAAACCACCTACGGCTTCTTGCAGACCTGCTCTGTTTACTTGACGAATCCAATCTTGCCAAGTATCAGGGGTTCTAAACATATCTTTCTCCTTAACACCATTATAAATATCTTTTATAGTTATCTCTGCTGCTTCTTGTGCTGCACCTGTTTCGTATTCAGCTAGTCCTGCACCGGTTACAGTCAGTAAACCTCTTGCTATTCTGCTTTCAACATCCTCTCTAATAAACCTGCTAAAAGATTTTCCTGTAGTATTTTTACTAGAACGTGCAACTGCTTTAGCAATAACACTATTTAATAGTCCCTTCTGACTTAGTACATTTCTTAAACCCAAACTTTCAAGTGTACCAACTGCAATACCAATAGGTACATTGACTGCTGCTTTTTCGTTTTCAGATATGTTATCAAATGCAGGGTCTTTTTCCATTTCTTCTGTAACGTGGTCTGTTACCTGAGCATACATTTGTGCAGTACGTTGTGCCCATCCTGCAGGATTACTACCACCAATCATAGCCGGTAATGATTCTGCTAATCCTAATATAGCACCACCCCAAAACGATTGCTTTTCTAAATCTGACCATTCTTTCGTTGTGCCTTCAGAACCAAGTACATACCTCATACCCTTTCTGTTAGCATCAAGCATACCTAAAGTTAAATCTGTAGTGTTTGCAGTTTGTGAGTAAGGATTAAAGAATCTACCCTCAACATCTTTCTTTTTGGCTTGGTCATAGCTTTCTTCATACTTCATTCCTTTACGAGCCAAGTCCATAACCTTTGCGTTTGCTTTATCAAATGCAGTTTCTTCGACTAGAGGTACATTAAAAGCAGACGAACCTATTCTAGTAGCCATTGCTCCTTGTAGAATTTTTTCTCCAAGAAACTTCATATCGTTAGAATCACCACCAAGTTCCTCTATCAATTGTTCTTTACTTAGGTCGTACACACTTGGTAAAGATTCTAGTGGTATCATTTTAGGTGTGCCTAACTCAGGGTCTTTCACCTCTATCATACCATTTTTTACTTTGTCTTCAGGATAAGTTTCTCTAAACTTACCTTCTTCAAAGTCACCATTAGCTAATGCAACTCTAGCTATTTCAGAAGTGTAAGCTTCTTCACCCATACCTCTGTCGGGTGTGAAATAAGTTGCTCCATCAATCATAATATTGGTTGCTCCTGAACTTATTCTGCCTACACCATCTAATATAGCATTGTATATACCACCTGAATAAGACCCCATTTGTTGCCTCATTTCAGTATATTCTCCTGCCATCTTATCTAACTGTGCACCCTGTAAGGCAAATGATTCATTTTCTGCACGAAGGTCTGATAGCATTTCAGTAGCCTTTGCATTTGCCTGTACCCATTGTTCATAGTTAGCTGCTAATACTTCATCATTCTGTAACTGTTCTTTGGTTACATTGGAAAGTTTTTGTTTGTAGAATCTATCAAGCTTGTCTTTGTATAATGCGTATTCCTTTATTCTATTTTGGTATCCCTCTGCTTGTTCGTTAAATAATTTTACTGCATTTAAGATTTCTTTTTCTTCGTAAACCTTTTGTTCGTTTTCAACTATTAAACCTGCTTGTTCTAAGATTTCCTTATTCTCTTCACGATTATCTCTAAGGAATTTTTTTAATTCATTAGCCGTATCTTCTTTGAAGAACAATCTATCTAAGTTGACATATAGTTCATTGCCGTTTTCAGATTCAACGGTCATACCATCACCAAGTATATCGGCTTTTTTAAACTTGAAACCATACTGAGAAAAGTAGTTTGTCATTTGTGGCAACACTTCCTCTTCAGTATCAGCAATTAAGTCAGCATCTACAACCCTTTCAACTGATTGTTCAAAGGGGTCAAGGTCTTCATCAGGGGTTAGTATGGTATTAGGGTCAGAGAGATTATCCTCTTGGCTTTCTGCTGAACCCAAAATAGGCATTGAAACATCCGATGGAGATATAGATTCCGGTGTGTCGGGGAGTTCTTGTTCGGTTGACAACGAAAAAGGGTTTCCTTGAGGTTCGTCTTTTTTTTTTACTTCGCTATCAATAGCACCTATATTTGCATAAACGGATTGAAACTCTTCAAAGTCCTTAAATGCACCTTCCGTTACAAGACTATATATATCTTCAGGTGTAACCTCTTCGTCATTTACAAAAGCTTCAAACTCTGCTTTATCAGCAAAGGCTCCCTCTACCATTAATTCAAATAAATCTTCGTATTCAAACATCCCTATTGATTATTAAATATTTTAATTGCTTCTGCTCTTGATACACCATCTTCTTTCATAATCTGTGCAATGGTTCTTTTTGTTTTAGAATTTTTTTTCTGTGTTTTAAAGTATCTCTGAGCATTTGTAGGATTTATGTCAGTTAACATATAAGACATCATAGCCTCTACCTCATCCTCGCTGAATGTTCTTGGGTCTACACCCGGCTTAGTTATAGTTACTGTGTTGTAGCCATCCTCTACAACAATTCCGAAAGGTTTACCAATCTTGGCTAATGCAGGTGCTTGGTCATCATCATCGGTTATAGCTGCAATGTTTGCTGCTCTCATTTGTTGTTCCATTGTTTGATAAGCTTTATCTGCAGCTTGTGATGGAGTTAAATCCTGCTCATCTCTTTGTACACCAAGTCCTGTTGATGGCTTATAGACAAAATCTTCAGGGTCACCTGAGTAACCCCCTGCTGCTTTCTCCATTCCTTGTGGGTCTGATACATCGTGGATTGCCACACCTGCTAGTGCCCATTGCTCTTCAGTTGGAACTTCGCCTGTTTTGTTAATAACGATAGCATTTTCACCTGTTTTGTTTAAGGCAGGGTCAGCATATACGATTTCCATTACATCGTTACCATCATATGTATTAAACTTAACATTAACAATTCCCTTCTCAATTTGTCGAGGGTCCATAAGAATGGCATCTAAAAGATTCTTCTTTTGAATTGGGTCTGATGTTCTACGGAGATTCATCCATTGAGTCATTGCCGATTGTTTGCTCTTCTCGCCTTGTCTAGCTTTTATCTGTGCAGCATTAGGTGGAGCAACTGCTTTACTTTCTTTCTCTCTGAATACTGCAGCCTCTTCTTCTGTGTAATCAAGACCAATATCAATTTGCTTTTCAAATGCACGTTCAGCAATAGCTAATTGGTCATCTGTTAATTCATATTTTGGATTACCATTTTCAGTTGTCACTAAAATAACTTTTGCTTTTTCTTCATCGCTTAAAGCATCGTACTTTTCCTGTGTCTTATCTCCATCTCCAATAATATAAGTATCGTATCCACCAACGTGGTCAAACAACATTGATGCTGCATTAGTTCCACTAGCTTCAGGAGATAACTGAGATTTAACATAGTTCATCTGTGCTTCTCTGTAAAGGCTAAGTGTTTTTAAATCTGCAATATCTACACCTGTTGCATCAGCAAGTTGTGCAAATTGAGCATCTGTTAAATCAGACAAAGAACCTTTGGGTGCAATCTTTTGAGTTACATCATCAATAGTTACTAATACATCTGCAGTTAATTTATTTCCTAAATCTTTAAATTGTGCAACTTTATTAGTACCCAATGACTTTATCCACTTGTCAGCAGCACCCATCATATCAAACTCTTTTGTATTTGATGCTAGTCTTCTTTGTAAGGCAAAGGAAGTAGTGGTATTTATTATATTACCATCTTCATCTGTAACACCAATACCCATTTGTCCTGTATCAGGATTTACTGATACTTCGTGGTTTGCTAGATTACCCAAACCTTCCATTGAAGCCATAAGATTAGCTTCAAGACCTGACAGTTTTTCACCCGGAGGTACACCATCAGCCATAAGTTCCATTTTTCTTTGGTACTCATCTTGGTATTGTTGAGATAAACTAAATATTTGGTCTGTACCATCAACAAGATTCTGTTGCATTATGGTATATCTTTTTGGGTCAAGTTGACCCGACTTTAATAAAGTCAATTGCATCAAAGCTTGTTTCTGTAGCTTAGATGCAGCATCTAAAGCAAACGTATTTGCTAAACCATATTCCCCTTTAGGCACATTATTTAGTACCTCTTGGTATTGTCTAGAGGCTTCATCAATTGCTGCCTTTTTTTCTTGTCTAACACGAACCTCTTCCTGTAGAACATTAGAAAAATTCTTACCAACCTCTGCCCAATTTATTTGGTCTTCTACTTTTCTTTCAACGTACTTATATGCAGTCATCTATTATTGATTTAAAATATTAAATGGGTCATTATAAGCACCTACATAACTATCACTTTTAAACAACATATTTTGTTGCTGAGGTGTCAGTCCTCTTTTGAATTGTCTAAACTGTGAGTTGCTTAGATTATTTAAGTCACTAAAATTAGTTAAGTTACCTAGTGACCCATCACCTGCTTTATTAAACGCAGATACATCTACTCCTGTAACACCACCTGCTGCTGCCTTTTGATTAGCCGTTCTTTGTGGGAACAAAGGTGCTAGTTGCATAGCTGATTGTGCTGCTGATATAGTAGACTGAATACCTTGTTGTTTAGCTGCCTCTGCCCTTGCTTGTGCATCTGCTGCTTTTTGCTGATTACCTGCTACTTCTTCTAAATCTAAAGCTACATCTAAATCTCTTAACCTTCCTTCTTCTTCAATTATAGCATTCTCAATGTTAGTCATCTCATCAGCCATAGCACTTCTTACACCTGCTTGACCTTGTTGTTGTGCAGCAAAAACTCTACCTGCAGTTGCTGCAGAACCTCTTTCACTTTCAATACCTGCTTCGGTAGCTTGTGCACCTGCACTTAATAATGCTTCTCTTTCCAAATCATATGCCTCTTTTTTAATTGACATTTGTTCTGCAAAGTTTACATCTAATTTTTTTCTAGCTTCAGCCATAGCTTTTGCTGCATCTTGCTCTGCCTGTGCTTGTAATTTTCTTTGTTTTGAGGCTTGGCTAAATGACATACCGGCACTAACTCCCGATATAACTAATCCACCAATTGCTGCCGTTGCTACTGCCATATTATAATTTTTTTATCATTTCAACTGTGTAAGAGTCTGCCTTGGTATAACCTAATTTTTCGTAGGTTGACTGTAATCCTTTATGCTTTATCAATGCGTAGCAATATTCAGCATCAAGACTAGAACACAAGTTTGTTAATGTTTCTATTAAAAGTCCTATTGCGTTAGTTCTGTGTGGTTTCTTTCTGTATTCCTTATTAGAAATAATCCAATCAACCCAAGCCACTTTAGAGTTGGTCATATATACAAAACCTGCACATATAGGTGTTCCATCTCTGTCTAGTATCATCATACCACCCTTCCCATCATCAGGTAAGAAATCTTTTGGGGGTGCTTTCCATCCCCAATCTTCCCACCATTTTACAAGATAGGTATTATAATCGTCTAAATTAAGTGGTCTAACGTCAAAAGTCATTATACTTCACAAAGATACTAAAATTAAGGGAATGATTTCATCACTTCACTTTCTGCAGCAAAGAGTTCTACTTTATTTGTATTATTATTAGTTAAAGTAAATACTGCATAGTGACCTAGTATTCCGTGAGATTCTGCTACTGAATTTTTAATATATAAAATAAACTCTGTAGGAGTGGTTGGAGTTGCTGCTCCTCCAATAGTATTATCTACTATTATATTGTTTACTCCACTAGGAATATTTACATTAACCGAAACCACTTGACCTAATAATTGTGGTGTAGTTCCAAAGTATAACATATCTCCAATACTAATAATACTTCCTATAGAAATTGTTGTAGCAAAACTAACTTGAGTCTGTCCAACTAAAGGAAAGTCAACTTGAATATTTTGACTTGTAGCAATACCATTCAAAGACCTTAAAGGGAATTGATTTGGATTAGCAGGTGATATGAAATCTTGACCTGAGTTTCTTACAAAACCAAAGTATGCACCTTCTTTTTCCTCATAATAGTTAGATTCAATAAAGCCTGTGTCCTGTTGGTCACTAATTAATACTGTACCCCAAGAGTCATCACCCTCTAGATTCATAGTTTTAAATAACTTATTTTCTAAAGGTTGTTCGTTAAAAACAGATTGCATTACTGATGGGTAGTTAACACCATAGTATTGGTTTCTAGTTTCATTAACATTATGTCTATACAAATTACCACCCCTATATGTATAGAAAAAGTTATTCATTCCTATCATCCAATCAGGATTGTAAGAATAAAATGAAGGGAATCCTTTGACTCCGTTGTCATAACTTAATGTATAATGTTGTCCGGGTTGTACTGTATTACTCATATCTTATATTTTATGGACAATGTACTGCATCATTACAATCGTAATCTATAAAGCCAACCTGATTAGCATTTGTGTAAGTACCTGTATTGCCTAAGTTTGTTATTGTACCACAATAAATTTCAGTTCCTAAAACTTGTGTGGTTTGATTAATTCTCTTGTACTGAATTACATCTCCAATATTATTAGTTGCAAATCTATCATTCATTGTATATAAATTTTGATTTGTACAATCTTGAAGTGTAATCGTATTACATCCACCTTGTCTGTTTGTTACAACACCTCGTGGTCCTACTTGATAGGTATATCCTGTTGGGTGTAGATACCATCCTTGAGGTGCAGGATTTGCTCCATCGTGGTCTGAGAAAATATAGTCGCTTACCTGAACTCCACTTGTCGGGTTTACATCAACGTGATAAACTGTGTTATTTAAAATTGCAGCACAAGCTTCTGCTTGAGAATTTTGTGGTGCACTTGCACTTAAAGGGTCTATTGCTACAGGACATTGAACATTAAAGTTCCAAGCAGTACCATTACAAGGTCCAATAAAAGTAAAGTTTACTACTGCAGGACTTGCATTTGGTTTAGGGATAACCATAACACAGTCACCCGGTCCACCGGCAGTTAACTGTGATTGACCCGGTTGTATTACAACAGTAGTAGGTTGTTGTGTATCTACAAATTGATTTCCTTGATATTGGAATACAGATATATTTGGATATGTACCACCACCTGCAGTTCCACAATCTGAGCCTGTAGCACCTATATAAGTAGGAACACCCGGAACTGTACTCTCAAGTAAACCAAACTGAGGAGAACTAACTGCGTTATAGACCACACCATCATATACTGCTTGTATACCATCAGGAACATTTAGTGGGTCAAATGTAATTATAATAGCACCTGTATCATTGGCAGTACCACCTACATCCATATCTAATTGATAAACACCCTGTGCTCCATTACCTGCAATTTGAGTACCACAAGGTGTAGCACAAGTAGGACAAGGTTGAGGTGGTAACAATACACAACCACTACCTTGGCTCACCTGTTCCCTTGAACTTATTCCATCTGAATAAAATCCATTAGGTGCACAGGTAGTTAGTGCAGCATCCGTATATACTGCAGTTGCGTTATTTAAAGTTGTTCCATCTATATAATAATTTGCCATAATATTAAATTTTATTCAGGTGAAGTTTCACAATCACAACACGAGTCAAATACATCATTTCCTAAACACAGGTCTACAAGAGTTGGTTTTCTATAATCGTATATAATATACAAATATTGTTCTGTACCTACAGGAACTCCAAACGTAGCCTTGTAATAGTCAGGAGCCAATGAAACATCTATTGGACCTGCTACACTAGATAATCCTATTAACTGAGATATAGCTACAGGTGTATTAGCATATAGAGTATTACTCTTGTAATATCTAAATTTATTTGTGTTTATATCAAATGTAGCCGTATCACCACTAAACTTGTTAAATGCCATAGTAACAACTGCACCATCAGGTGGTATTTGTCCTTGACCCTTAAAACCTGTAATAGTGTTATAGTAACTAACTACAGGATTACCCCCACCTGATAAGAAAGTTACAGGTTGAGAATCTACAACAGATTGGAAACCTGATTGTGACCAATTGTAATCATTGTGAATAGTGTCATCAGATTCATTATCACTTGTAGCACATATATATACTACAGTCATTTGTTGTGGTTCAGGACAATTAACTGTCAATTCAAATTCAACTGAACCGTTAGTTATAACATCCAACACCATTTCAGTATTGTTTGCTAAACTCTTAGGGAATGTAAGTGTGCCTGAAGAAGAAACATATCCGGTGTCATAGTCTATGCCATTATAGGTTGCAGTAAATTTTACTTGACCTGAAATATTTATAATGTTATAATCAATATTAACATCACCTACTGCATCACCGAGTTCGTAGCATTGCTTAAACTTGTCGGTATTAATTAAACTATATTGAGTTTGAACACCACAAGGTAAACACTCTTCAGGAAATGGTATTGGAATAGTATTACCTGTAATAACATACTCATTCATATAAGGGTCATAACCACCAAGCTTCTGAGTATTTTGTTGTACTAAGAATAAATCTCTAAACCAAGTTCTCATTCCAAAAGAAGAAACTACTGCAAGAGAATCATTCGTATAGCTTGTTCCACTAAGCATCAATACAGAACCTCTCTTAGAATCTACAAAATATTTTTCAGGTCCCCATTGTACAAAGCTTTCAGGATTATGACTAATACCAAACTCTTCAATTCTAGCAATCTGTGTTCCTAAAACTTCAGGAACTGATTGTAATAAACTTCCTGTACCTGCATCAGATAATAAGTTTTTACCTGATAATACATATGATATTTTATCTTCCTGTAAAGTAAGAACATCAGTTTCTCTAGCAAATAGTTTTTGTATTGGTCCAAAAGACTCTTCTAAAGCTTTGAAGTTTAGTAGTCCACCGTTGAACTCATTTAATCTATTGATATTAGATTCATCATTAAATACACCACTATATGTAATATCTGCAAATCTTCTAACTTCTTTATAATCTAAAGCTTGAGTAGATGTTACTCTGTTACCAAAAACTAATTTTTTACCAAGTAAACCATCTCTAATTTTATAACTTTCAACACCATTACCAAAAGAATAACAGTTGAACAACCCAACATTTACAATCCCTGCTTGTGTTGTGGTCTGTGGTTGTATGTCTGTAACGTGACTTCCTTGAGGTAAGGGAGTAGAATCAATAGTAATATTTGCAGGGTCAACAGGAGGTGTTGAAGCACTTACTCCCATTGTACCACACCTACCAAAAATGTCAGTAATTGTCTGAGCAGGGTTACATACTATTTGTTGTCCTGTGCCGTTAAGGTCTACATAATTAAAAGCAATTGGGTCAGGTTCATCTGTATCTACACTTATATCGAAAGAACAAGAGTCTGAATCTGATATAATTGGAAAAGAGTCAGCACCTTCATACCAAATATCAGGTGAAGAATCTATTGGCTCTGATTCAAATACAATAGTATCTTCTGCTCTAAATACAGTAATTTTTATTATTGCTCTTGACCTTTGTTTTTTAGTTCTACTACAGGCTCTAGTACCTCTCACACAAAACAGTAATTGATTTGTGGTATTGTTTCTATAGAACTGATAGTAGTTTTTACATAAGTTTTGTGGTACATCCTGTGGTTCTTGACCATTATCACTTTCTAGAAGTGCAGGTAGGTATTCGTTTTCAGGTGGACAAGAGTTGTCACCTGCAAAACCTACACCATTATCTAAGGTTTCACCAATGTTGTCGCCATTAAACCAATCCATAAAACTATCGTAGTCAGAACTAGCTACATAAGTTTCATTTAATTCGTAAGTTCTTCTTTCACAAGAATTGTTACCATCACCTCTACCAATTCTTTCAAAATAAAAATCAAAAACAATTCGTGAACCTGCAGGAATATCATAATCTACAAATGTCCACGATGGGTTGGCAGAGTCAGTACCTGCAATGTTAACAGGATAAGGAACTAATGGATAATGGTCTTTTCTGTCTGCCGTTGTTTTTCTTTTACCATAACTAACAATTGCATCAGGGTCTAACTCAGCACTAAACTGAGTTGAATTTATTTTCATATATGTACCTGCAGGAACAGGGATTGGCTCACCATCAGGGTCGGGGTTTTCAAGTGAAACAAACCCTTCTTCTTTAGCTTCCTTTTCTAATACCGTTGCCTTTACACATCGTATCATAGGACCATCAGTATCAGCTTTTACAATCAACCTTTGACCTTCTGTAATCTTTTGAGAGTTCTCACCTTCTAGCAGGAAATATGCAGCAGATGAATTTGGGTCTTCATAAAATACATTACTATATATAGTTTCGTAATCTTCTTTGTCAGGCTTTATAACAAACTTATATCTCTTCGCCCACTCCGGTGCTATTTGTGTAGTTGGTATAGTAACTTGTATACTATTTTTAAAAAGGGATGTACCACAAGGAAAGTGTTCGGTGTTATTTAAGCTAACAAGAGCAGGTGTTGCTCTATTAAACTCATCCATATAAACCATACCAATTTCGTACCCCCTGTTACTATGTAAGCTTTCGGCTACACCAACCTTAGCAAATAATACTTCACCAAAAATTATATCATAATATTCATATACATTTTGCGTAGGTGTGGCAATGTTATCTACAAACTGTACTGCAGGTAATTTTAATCCAATAGTATTTGAACCCGGTGAAGCTACAATCGCAATTGGTTGTGGACCACCCGAACTAATACCACCATCATACTTATCTAAAGCATCTAAGTTTGCAGGAATCGAACAGTAAAAAGCATCTGTAAAAGTTGTTCCGTTACAAGAATTGTTTTCAGGTTCTACTGCATCCTGTAATGGCTTTATATTACTAGCAGTACCAACTTGGTCCATAAAACTCTGACTCGTAGCATATTCGTATACACTATTAAAGTCTTGCTGAACATTAAATATAAATCCAATCTCTGTTTCAAATGTTGTTTCAACAGGAAAAGGTGCAGTACCATTAAAGCTTTCGTGTGTAAATTTTATAGTAACCTGAATAGCAGAACCATTAATTAACTCTATATCATCAGGAAACTCTAAATTAATTTGACCTATAGAAGTATTACTTGGACCAATAGAATAACTAACGCTATCTGTTGAATCCTCTACCTCTTCTAATCCAATATCGTCATTTGATTGAGTAGTAAAAAAGTTTAGCCTTGTAGGATTACCTTGATAATCAATAAGGTCATAACCTTCAACATAATTACCAAACATCAAACGATTACCCATTATGGTTTGTGCTTGTGCAAATCTCGGTACATTATCATACAACCTTAATATTTCTGCTTCAGGAAGTATTGTAAATATTTTACTATTTGTAAAGCTATAAGTATACTCTTGGTTATCTAAGTATGCATTTTCTGCTTTGTCTAATTTTTCTATAATCTTTACAACATTACTATCATTATCCTTAAACAATAAGTCAATGCCTTTTACCAATGGACCACCTGAATTAAAAGTAATCTGAGCAGTATTGGTAAAGTTTATCATACCTTCATTTAGATAGCTATCAGGACTGAACTGAAAACCACCGGGAGTAAACGCTGCAGTAGAAAACTGAGAAGTAGCTGAATACTCATCATCACTATATTTGTATCTGTAACCAAAACACAAGAACCTATCTTCCATATAAGTAGATTCTCCACCTGTATTTAAAAGTGTAATCTTTGGTGCTTCACTTGGTGGTTTTTTAATTACTAAAATTTCGTTATATGCAAATTGGTCAAGACCATTTACAGGGTCGGGATAGTTTTGGTTTACATTTATTTTTCTTGGTGGATTATAATTGTCTGTGAAAAACAATAATGTACCATCTACCAAGTCTACACCTGTAATTAAATAATCAGGATTAAAGTTTAAAGTAGTTGTGACATCTGAACCATCATTAACACTAATAACGTGATACGTTAGTGCTGATGTTTTAACATCAAATGATACTATCATATCTACTATCTGAGTAGGAGTACCGGGACCTTCAAATAAAGGGTCGTGTACAAACCAATAAAGAGTTTCATTTGCACCATCTTCATATGCACCAATACAACGAGCAGCACTACTTAGTGCTACACCTTCAAATCTTAGGGTAGTAAGTTGTGTATTACCTTTTGAGTTTTCAATAACACCTATCTCTGAGCCTTCAGTTGAACCCATACGAACATTAAGTGCATCAACGTACTCGCCATTTGGAACGAGTCGTTCATCCACCATTTTGTTCATTTTACCCTGTGTAAAGTTTCTTGTCGTATTAGCCATATTACTTAATCCACTTATCTCTACCCCTCATATTCATTAATAATCTTCCGGGGTGTATATTACTTATTCTAATTTTTGCGTTTCTTAATAGAGCAGCTTTTCTTTTCTTTGCTCTAGCAATAATGTATTCTTGAACTCCAACCTTAGAGTTTAGAATAGCAAATTCTACTGCAGCATAGACGTACTCTTCAAAGAGTTTGTTAACGGTAACCAAACTATCATCACCATTTTCCATACCATCAGAAACATACTCAAGTATGATTAACTCGTTAGCCACACCTGAACTAAAATTAATTACACCACCTTTGGGGTCAATCTTAAATGTAGGATTAGCATTAGCAGTTTCTGTATTTAAGCCGTAACGTGCACCAATACCATATTCAAAATACCAAGCACCATCTACACAGTAACCTGATTTCCCATACATTTTAGAATTTTGATTAAGATAAATAGATTGTTTACCACCTCTAATTCTTTCGTAATCTATTGTTGAATCTTGTGGAGATAAAGCATTTCCATCTATATCAAATAATATTCTACAATCATTATCCTGTAGATAAGCACTAGACCAATTAGTCTGAATGTTTTCTGTAAGTGGTTTTAATAATCCGTTCTGATATAAAGATACTCTTACCCAATTGACATAATCAGAAGGCAAAACATATCTTAATGTATCACAAACATTTAATTCAAGTATTTTTATTTCTTTGAATGCATCATAATTTAATTCTTGTATTGCACGTTTTGCGTGAAATAGAATTTTATATCGTTCTTCATTATTTACAAGACTATGGTTCCCTGAATACATTAACATAAAATTGTTAACTATGTCTTCTAAAGAAACATATTGGTATGAACCCCAATTCGCATTCTCGGGTTGTTGTCCACCATTCTCGTAATATTGATATTGTGTTATATAAGCCATAATTATCTTTCTGTTGTTGTATTAGCAGTTTCTTGTGCCTGAGCAAACTGTACAGAACTCACCTCTCTAATAGACATTCCTGCATATTGTAATATCTTATTTACCAAGTTTACTTCATCATCTTTTGGTAATTCAAAGTCTTGGTAATCTGCAGCCGTTTGGTCAAACGCAGGTTCACCACCCGGAAGTGTTACATAAGTCCATCTTGGTGGTCTTGGGAACCTAATGTATTGACATTGAACTGCACCCAATTGATTTATAGTATCAGGTAATAATGTTATAGTCGGCTCTTGATGTGAGTAAGCCGGAAACATTAAGTTAGGAGCAGTAAGTATTGAGTTGTTAAGCATAGTAATTTTACTATTCGTAACTTTCTCAGCTTCTTTAACAGGTTTAGTAGAGTATATTAAATACTGCATCTGTGGGTTTATGAAACTATCGAATGGATTTCCATCATAGTCAACCAACGTAAGTTCTGTATCACTTACAACCACACTTACATAACCAACTGCAGGTGGATTAGAAGAAAGGTTTACTACTATATCCCCTACCTTTACACCACTAGCAATGAACGTAGCATTTGAATCAATCAAGGATGCTACTTGTAAACCATCATTAGTTCCACTAGCAAGTAACTTTGAATATATAAGTACCTTATTTAAAAGGTAATAGTTGTCACCTGTAGTAGATTCACTAGGTGTAAAAAATCTATTTTGATACTGATGTTGTAAAAATCTAGTTTCAGAAAATGTATTTATTACCTCCTCTATTCCCTTTGTAATATCAGCATACCCTGTCCCTGATTGACGAGCATTTTCTTTCTGTAATTGATAGTTGTACTGATAAAAATAATTCTCAAATAAATCTAACTGTGCTTGTTTAGCAAATAAGTTAAAGTCAGATGGAGATATGTAACCGTAATTATTCTTATTCAGAACAGACATTACCGTTTGTCTAACTGAATTTATCATCTGTAATTCTTTTCTACAAAGATAATGAAAAAAAAAGACCCCTTCATTTTTGAAGAGGTCCTTGATTTAATGTTGGTTAGATTGTATTTATGGAAGCAATTGCATTGATAAAGATGCAATCTCAGTACCATCTACTAACATACTATCAGGTAAGACTACAGGATGTACAACCTTTAGCCAACTTGATGCGTATGCATCTGCCATAGCATCTTCAAGAACTTTGATAATGCCAATTCCTGTATCAAGTTCAGCACCATCAATTTTAATCCTGTGACTTCCACCTGTTAAGTGAACGTACACAATATCAGCAGGTGATGTTCCATCATACTCTAGATACATCCAAGTATCTATACAAACTAATTTTTTTCCTTGTTTTGTATCTAATTCTAGATACTTCTTCATATTACTCATAGTAAAAAATTTAATGGGTTAATAAAGTACAAAGATAAGGATTAATCTAATAAAGATTCAAGGTGTTCTAATACCTCAATACCATCATCCGACTGCATATATTGACATACAATATCTATTGGTTCTTCACCAAAAGGTACGTTCATTAATTTAGTCTTATTGGTATTAGTATTAAACCATACTTCTTTACCACTTTTTCTAAGTCCTAGTAATCCATTATCAAAGAATCTTTGAACAGTACCCATAAGCTTTAAGTCAGGGTCTTTAATTACTTCTAAGAAATCAGCAGGACTCTTTTTAGCATACACCAATACATCTCTTTTCATTTCAGCAGTAGATACTACAGAAGTGTCGGTATTAAATAAAACCCTACAAACATTCTCAAGTTGTTCAAGAGAAAGTTTTTTAGCTTCTACCATTGCATCTGCTTCTACCATAAGTCTATCAACTTCTGAAGCTGCATCTTTACTCTCATCAATCTCTACAAATGATTTACCATTTAAAGAATGATAGTGTAAAAACTGTTGTAATACTTGGTTTTCTTTTGGTACATATAAGAATCCATCCTCAAAGATAATTGGTTCTAATACTACATTTTTATCTTGCTCATCTACAAAACAGGAGTTTTGATTACGAGCATATCTCAATTCACGGTTAGTACCGGTATCTTCATCAAAGTGTAGTAAAGAAAAACTTTTGGAATGTTTTGTTGGTAGCATATAAGAAAGAGGTGCTACTCCTCTTGTAAGCTTGTAACTCTTGTCCACAAACTTGACTTGCTTTTTTTTTGCCATTGTATTTAAAATTTAATTAAAGTAAAAAAAAGGGGGAGGTAATCCTCCCCCTTAATAGTTTTCATCTTATGCTTGGAATAAGAAGAAGTTGTTAGCACCTAAAGTACATACTGCTCTTTCAGATAAGAAGTGTACCTCCATAGCATCTAAGCTAGAAGTTCTTGCTCCACCTGCAGAACCTGTAATCCAAGTTTTGTAACGTCTGTCTTCTGTTTCAGAAGCTCTATATCTAACGTGCAAGAATGGTCTTTTTGCATTCTTACCTAAGATTTGGTCATATACAGAAGTAGAACCTGCAGGAACTAAAAGTCCATTGATTTTACCTGAACCTGCAGCACTTGATAAACCACCTCTCATTGTTGGGTCGTTCAAGTATTTCCAATCAGACTTATAGAAGTCGTAACCTCTTCTAAATCCTGTGAAACCTAGGTTCAATGCCATTTCTCTTTCGTTGTCAAATAGACCGTAAGAAACACCACCTGCTGCGTTAGAAGATTGCTCAGAAAGCATATCGTCAATTGCGAAAGAGAAATCTCTATCAACAAAAACAACATTCTCTTCAATCGCACCTTGCTTATCTAATCTTGAGATAATGCTATCCCATTGAGAAAGTAAAGTTGGGTTACCACCTGCCCATACGTTACCTCTGTTTCCAACAACGTAGAAGATTCCTTCAGAACCTTTGTTACCGTAATCAGGGTTAAGTGCAGGATTGATAGCACCACCATTAGCCTCTGCAGGAACTGCTTCAATCATTGCAGTTTCTAGGTAGTCATCGAATCTCAATCTAGTTTCGTGCTCAGACTTTAAATACCATAGGTATCCGTTAGCACCATTCTCAGTAGTTACTTCAACCCATCCAATTTGAGCCATATCAGAACCTGATACTGCATACTTATCTTTAATGATAATTGGAGAGTTCTCGAAGATTAGGTCGTCAGCTTCTAAGCTACCATCCATTCCTTCAGTTCCTTTTTTAAATTCAGAACCGTAAATGAAAGTAGTAAACTTCTTACCTGCACCTGCTACAGGAAGACCATCAGCAGGATAAAACGCTACGTCAAAAGTGAAGTTAGTTAAATCAACATCAGTAACAATTCCTTTTACAGAACCACCACCTGCGTTGTCACTAATCATAACAGTCTGACCTTTTCTGATAGCAATACTATTATTAGCACCGAAAGCAGGAACACCTGCATCGTTTACTGTAAAAGTAGCTTCGTCAGCATTAATTACTGCTGCAGTAGTACAGTCAGTATATTTAGTATGTAATCTACCTTGTTCTGCCCATTTAATAAGGTCAGAGTTAGAAGGCATTTCTGCTCCTACCATTCTCAAGAATGAGGAGATTGTTCTATTACCATATCTTTCAAATTCTTTTTCATATGTATCAGGAAGATACTGATTAAGAAAGTCAAAGTTAGTAATGTAGTTTGATGCAACCGGCACTTGTTGTGCTGATGGTTGTAAATCAAAACCGGGTACGCTTTGTACACTCATAATTTCTAATTTTTAAGTTTTAAACATTTATTTATTTTTACTTCTAATCCGTAGACCCCGACTGCTCGGTGGTGTTACAGATTTGATTTGCAAACCGTTGTTTGATTTAGTAATTTCAGGAGTTGAACGAGTTGACATATTTACATTTTTCAACTTTTTCATAGTTTCATCTGCTGCTGCAGACTTCCCTTGCTCATAAAAAAACCTTGCAAACTTTTCGGGATGCATCGCCATTGCTAGTGACCTGTGGTATCCTGCTGCATCAATCATCTCACCGTTTTCACCTAAGAACTTTTTTACAAAATTCTGTGGTTCACTTTGCAGTTTTCTGATTTCTGTAGCATCACCCGGAGTAAAATAAACTTGCTTGTCATCCAACGTAAACTCAAAACCTTTGAACTCACTAAACAAATCATCAGTTCTTTTATCATACACCTCTCTCAAACGAGATTGCTGCTCCTGATATGTCTTCGCTTCAGCTATATAATTACGATATGCTTCCAACTCTTCTGACGAAACATCTGAACCTTTGGTTTCTCCCCTTGACTCAAGAGGAACCTTATATAGTTCTTGTTGTTTGGCAAAATAATCTTTAGCCTTCGCAATAGTTTTTTTCTTTGCTAATTTAATTTTTCTAATCTGCTTTTCATCATCAACGTCTTCATCAAAAGTATAGTCTTCCATCAAATCATTAATATCTTCAGGGTCTAATCCTTTTTCTGTTGCAGTTAGATATTCTCTTAGCAATCTATCAGGTTCCATTTCATCGTAATTCTTTTGCATTTTAGCAAAGTCATCGAATCCACGACCTGTTTCTTTTTTATATTTTAGATACTTAGCTACATCTTCAGGTAGAGGCTCATCCTCTCTCTGTTGTTGTAACTCATCAAGAGATTTAATCTCTTTGCCGTATCTGTTACCGATAAATTTAAGAACGTCTTCCTCTTTTAACTCTGAGGATTGAGTTTTAATATCTTCTTCAACCTTTGGCTCT